ATTCTCTTTTAGGTTCTGGTAATCTTACTACTATCTTTGCCATTATCGTCTCCCATCTGGTTGTAAATCCACTTGAAAAGTTCCAAATCTCCAGTTTTCACTAATTCCAGTATTTTCTATTTTTAAATTTGCGTATCTTCCTCTTGCTCTTGTATCTATTTTTTCTGTGGTAGATGTAATAGTAAAAGGACTTAAAGATGTAGCTGCCATATTATCTGCTGGATAATCTGACACTCCAACCGTTACCTGATTATTTCCTTGTAGTACTCTGAAGTTAGGTAAGAATCTTCTCATAGCTAGAAATACCTCACTTTGATCAGCTTGTAAAGAAAAGCTAAAAGACTCAATAAAAGAAGTTAAAACAGTGGTACTTCCATCAGGGTTAACTTGATCGGTTCCTATTTCGTGTTCAAATAAAACACTTCTTCCTAATCCTGATTCCCCAATTACGGTAGGATAACTACCTGATTGAGTGCTATCATAAGCAGTTGCATAAGGTTTTGGATAAACTAAAGAATCAATCCAAGTTGTTCTAATTGAATTAGTATTAGTTCCTGTATACCAATTACCCATTGGTAAAGGATTTTTATTGGTTTCTCCATAATTAAAAGTAACATACCTGTCATTATATGTGGAACCAGAGGTTGGGTACCACCAAGTTACTTCAGTAAATAAATTATTAATTCCGGCACATACTTGTTGACCTTTAGTTGTGTCACAATCATCAAATACATAATCTTCCACGGCGCACGGCAAAGAGTTAACTGTACCATCAAAAGAAAAGAATCCATTATTAGACATCCAATAAGCAACACCATCTATTTCCACAGCTGCATTTTGTCCAATCAATCCACAGTTTGTACCTACTTGTTCAAACCCAAATGTAAATGGTGCACCTACAAATTTCATTGCATATAAAGCATTGTCGGTCCACACTAGAATATTTTCTTTGGCAACAACAGCTCCTACAATTTTAGTTCCATCTTGTAGTCTTTGCGTTCCCGCTGTGTTAGTTGCTTCTACGGTGTATTCATTAATACTTTCATCGGCAGAGAATCTTATAAACATATCATCTTGAGTGTCAGCACTTCCAAGAGTTGTTTCTGTTCCTAAATGAATTAAGTGACGTGTTGTTGGTGAAATTAAAGTAACTCTCGTAGCTGTAGGATTACTATTGGTTGGATAACCTGGAGTAATTTGTGAAGCAGGAGTAGTTAGTCTTGCTACAATAGATGAGTCCCAACTAAAAGTTTTTCCATTAGCAATAGTTGCAATCAATACATCTCCATAATTACTTAAAGACCAAAGTCCTGG